TTCGTTGGAAGCAATTGAGGCGATGGCAAGGATTGAGAGAATCACAAAGGAGCAAGAGAAATGAAAGACAAGTATCTGGAAAAGATCGATGGAATTATAGCCTCTCTAAAAAACTCTTGTTGCGAATCAAAAGGAGATATACAAAATCTTCTCTTTGAATTGTTGGATTGTATGGATGAAAAAACCACATACATTGCACAGTATCCCGAAAGAGCAAAGAATCATTACAGCAAGAATCGTGATGCGGCGTTTGTGAGGTCTGTGCGCACATCGTTGGGATTAACACAAGAGGCGTTTGGGTATCGTTTGGGCGTTACCGCTACAACTGTAAACAGATGGGAAAATGGCAAGATGCCGCTATCCGATGAGAGAAGCACTTTCATTGAGGTTATGGCAAGGTGTGCGAAAGATACCCCATCATGGAGAAAAGATACCCCATCATGGAAAAAAGATATCGTAAACTCCTTATTGAGAGGTGAGTAATGAGCTATTCGCAAGAAAACAATGAGATCCTCAAGGCGGGCGGGCGTCCTACACAGGGCAAAAACTCACCAAGAATCACAACTGTTATGCCTGAGTGGATGCTTGAGAAACTCAACGCATATGCGAAGAAAAAGAGAATCTCACGAGGTGAGGCCATACGCCAGATCCTCAACGAGGTGCTTTGATGGGTAGGCCTCTTAAGCTTAATGATGCCATTGTTGCCCGTATTATGGAGGCAACCGCAAAGGGGCATCCTCGTGAGATGGTGGCACATTATGCGGGGTTGAATCCCTCCACGCTCTACAGGTGGATCAACTTAGGCCGTGAAGGTAAACAGCCATATCAAGCCTTTGTTCGCAAGCTAGAACAGGCAAAAGCGCAAGGCCTACACGGTCTTCTATCTACGATCGAAAGGGCGAGTAAAGACCAATGGCAAGCGGCCGCATGGCTTGCCGAGAGGTGTCACGGCATGACAAAAGACGCACCACCACCCGTGCAGATTACGATCGACGCTGAGAGTATGGACGTGCGTGCATTGGTGCAAGAGTACAAAAAAGAGATCCTACCTATGATCGAGCCTCCAAACATCGATCTCGATGAGGATTGATGTGAGTATCTTCGATTCGATGCACGTAAAAGGGCGAGAGATACACCCCAAGAGCATCTTTGATCGATGTGTATACATGCGCAAAGGTCGTGATCCTGTGTATTGTTATGCCCGTCTCGTGCACGTTATGGCGCAACATTTTGATATAAACAACCCCAATGCGTATTATATTCAGGCCATACACAACCTGTATAGTATATTTGGCATTGTAGGCACACAAGAGAATCAACACAAACCTATAATAGGACTCAAAAACAAGGAGTAAAAACAATGATAAATGAAAAGATAAGGGCAGATCTCGAAGAGCGTGGGCGGTATTCGCTTGCCGCAGAACGTAAAATCTTGGGATTTTTGGCGGCCGAACCGCAAGGCCTCCACACATTAAGAGATATATGTGCAAAGAAAAACGGGGCACATAGTGGCTCTTTTTGGGCGGCGGCGTACCATCTCGCCGCACAAGGAAAGATCGGATATGCGGATCGCAAGTATCACCAATTTTCGGGCGATCTTGCGTCTCTCGCAAAGAGGGTGCGATCTGTTGTGTGGCATCGTGACTATACACCAAAAGGGTACACGATTCATCCAAGGTGGGCGGCGTACCAAAGAAGCACAACACAGCCCTCATTATTTGGAGACAACATCAGCGAACTCAATAATGATGAGCTAGATAAACTTATTGCACGAGCGCAAGAGGTACGGCTTGATCGCCTCCTTGAGGGTCGCTATCGTGGAGCGGTCGATCATATGGTCGAGCCTATCAAAGAGGTTCTCAAAAGGGCACGTGTGGCCGATCCTGTGGCGCTTGTGCATGGTGATGATACATGTACATTTTTGACGCTCACGGCTACAAATGCGATGCCTTTACAGGTTACATATGCAACCAAAACAGGCAACGAGATTGCACAAACACAAGAGTTGTCACACATCACCATACATGGAGCGCCCGCAGTGTGGACAATATTCGAGGCCTACAAAAGAGCGAGAGGCGATCAATGAGGCGTCAATTTCGGCGGGATTTGCTAATTACCGAAGTACCGCCAAAGCCGCAGATCAAATGGAGGCGCAAGAAAAATCCAAACCTCACATGTGAGGCGCTTCGCTTGCTCATGCGTGGTTATATCTCCAAAGCAGGTGCGCAAAACGTGGATCGCAATGCGTGGGCGTTGTTTTGTGGTGTCCACGTCAAGACACTCAACAAGTGGATCGCAGGGTATCCAATGCGTGAGGATCTCATCTATCGTGTTGCCCGATACCTTGCGCCTTTGTTGGGTTCCACAAAAAAACAGATTGCCGAAGAGATATGTAAGACCCTGAGGGAGTGGCGTGCGGCATGAGTCTACAACGGGCACGGCGGCAACTTCTTGACGTTATGCGGGCGTATCCGTTGGCGTTGTCTCGCCTGTGGGTGCCACATTGCCACAGGTGGGATGGGTTTGGCTCAAAAAGTATCCGTGTGCGGGGCTGTGGCCTTGAGATGCGGATGGTTGGTATGGGTGCATATCGGTGCGATCGTTGCGATGTTGAGGAGGCGAGAACATCACAACGAGAGGCGGCGATCCGGTTTATGAATAGCGAAGAGGCTTATTTGTGCACAGGTGGAAACCGTGCAGGAAAAACGCAATTTGGTGCACAGCTAGCGATCGCCATTGCCGCAGGTCGGGATGCTTGGTGGGTGCGTGAGTGGCTCAAACTCAACGAGTTACCTGAGGATCTTGTGCAACGTAAACCGCAAACGGTGTGGTATGTTGCCCTCTCTTATGGTGATGCCCTTGAGTATGGACGCCCAAAGCTTGAGCAGTATGCACCGCAGGGCACGAAGTACACAAGGTGGAAAGCACAGGATCGTGCGTCTATGAGGCTACCAAATGGAGGCCGGATCGTGTCGTTGAGTGATAGTGCAGGGCGTGAGGCTTTCCAAGGTGCATCGGTTAAATTTGTGTGGTGTGATGAGGAGCCCGATCAGGAGGTCTTTGAAGAATGTATGCTTCGTATTGTGGACACCAAAGGCAAGATCTTGATTACGGCAACGCCCTTAAAAGGCTTGTCCTTTATGTATGATTTCTTTGTGGATAATCCCCCGCAAGGTTTTGAGAGATACGCAATCTCAGGTCTTGATAATCCATACATATCGAGCAACAAGCTAAGAAGGGCGGTTTCACACCTGAGCGAGGCAAGCCAAAACGCTCGGCTATTTGGTATGTTTACAAGTCAAAGCGGACTCGTATACAACGAGTTTGATCGGGCTGTGCATACATGCAAGCCGTTTGCGATTCCAGATCATTGGCCTCGTGATATAGCGATCGATTTTGGGGTTCGTAATCCCTTTGTGGCGCTATGGATTGCACACGATGAGGATAAGGATGTGCTGTATGTCTATAGGGAGTATTTCAAGACAGAAAAAACAACTCTTGAGAATGGCCGCATGATTATTGCCTTGGGTGCAAAAGATCCGGATTTGCGGTGGATTATTGCGGACCCTGAGAGTAAGGATGGGCGGTTGCTTCTTGCCCGTGAATTGGGATTGAACACGAAGCCAGCACCAAAACACATGGGCGTTGTGCAAACCATTAGCCTCGTAAAAGAGAGGCTCAAACTTGATGCTGAGGGTAGACCTGCGCTTGTGGTGTTCAATAGCTGCAAAGAACTCATAAAGGAGTTTCGAAAGTACAAGTGGAGCAAGACCAAAGGCAAAGACAAGCCTGAGAAGATTCACGATCACGGCATGGATGCGCTGAGGTATGAATGTTCTTTCCTGTACCGTTACCGCAAACACAGACAATAAAACAAGGATAAAAAACAATGAATCAAGATATATGGGCGGATATGCCAACCGCAAAGATCATGCATGGCAATTGCATGAAGCTCCTCAAAGAGCTACCCGATTGCAGTGTTGACGCAATCGTAACCGATCCGCCTTATGGCATGTCGCCCGATGGCATCGCCCGCACATGGGCAGATATCGAAGAGGGGCGCAAGATCAAAGGTTTTATGGGTAAGGAGTGGGATGCCGCTGTGCCGTGTCACAACTTCTTTGCGGAGTGCTTTCGGGTCTTGAAGCATGGCGGGCACATGATAGCGTTTTCCTCAACACGTACGGTGTGCGCTTTGGGTATGGCCGCACAAAAGGGCGGGTTTCGGATCCGTGATATGATCCATTGGTGCTACTTCTCAGGCTTTCCAAAATCGCACGATATAAGCAAAGCGATCGATCGTGAGGCGGGTGCGGTGCGTGAGGTTGTGGGTGAAATACCCCAAAGGAATAAACCAAATGTAAAAGGATTTGGTAATAACAAAAGCGCAGATATGTACAGCCAAAAGATCACAAAACCCGCAACGCAAGACGCTCAAAAATGGGATGGCTTTGGTACGGCTCTTAAGCCCGCAGTTGAACCCGCTTTGTTGCTTCGCAAGCCTCTCGAAAAGGGTTTGACCATTGCACAAAACGTGCTCAAGCATGGCACGGGTGCGCTCAATATAGATGGGTGTCGTTTTGGGTATGGTGATAATTGTTGGGTTGGTAATACAGACTATGAAAGCGCAATTGGCGGCAAGACTATGAGATCAAAAAGAAGTCCTTTTCAATCAATAAATGATAAAGATAAAAGACTTATAGAAAAACCTAAGCCTCATACTCAAGGCCGTTGGCCTGCAAACCTTTATCAATGCGCCAAAGCCTCACGATCTGAGCGTGAGGAGGGTCTTGATCATCTCGAACCCAAAAGCGGTGCGGATACCGTACACCGCAAAGAGGGATCGGCAGGTCTTGAGAATCCAAGGGCGGGCGCAGGTCGAACCGCAACCGAGGTGCGTAACATTCATCCCACAGTCAAGCCGATCAAGTTGATGCGGTGGTGTTGTCGATTGATAGGCGGGCAAAAGGGATCGGTGATTCTTGATCCGTTTTGCGGAAGTGGTGCAACAGGAGCGGCCGCCATCCTTGAGGGTTTTGATTTTGTGGGTATGGAGATCACCGATGAATACTTGCCGATTATCAACGGTCGACTACAATGGGCAAGAGAGGAATATAAAAGAGAGAATGCACAACTCAGCCTCTTTGGAGATATGTGATGAGAAAGAAAGAGATAGATATGCAAAGCCTTGAGGGCAGGATCTTGAGATCTATCTATAAGCTATCAAGAGGAATCGATTTGCTCATCGATCTGCAGCTTGAGATCCTATCTCACAGATCTCGATTGAGGAATCTTGTATCGGCATACGATGCGCAACACGGTCAGGAGGGTTGTGACGATCTTATACGTGCGATTGTTGTTGATAAAGCTTTACCCGAAGAAGAGATCAAGAGCGCCTTTGATCTTTCTGATATCGCATTCCGTGAGGCATTGGAGCGAATACAGGAGCGAGACAACATGAGAAAATAAAAAAGTTTTCTCTTTTTGTTTGCACATTATAAGTGAATGACATATAATAAAAACATCAACCAAACAACAAAAGGAAAAAACAATGAATGTATCACTCAAAAACACAGTAAGTCTCAAAGAATGCTTCCAATACAATTTCGACTTTTATGCATCAACATATAAGAGCGAATTTAAAAGCATGACACTCAGAAACGGCATCAAAGAGGCTTGCGATTGGTTAGAGTCACAAGATGCGGACTCTCATTACATACTTCTTTGTAATGAAAAGGGTGAAATGTCTCTTCAGTCCTGCCATGTAGATGACTATAATGCGTTTATGAAGCAAACAGAGCTTGTTTTATCAGAAGCAAAGATTGTGGGTGGATGGAATCTGCAAGGTAATCTTGAGGCCTTTATAGCGTAAGGGTATCCACAACAAACCCACAAGGCCGCATGATGCGGCCTTTGTTGTATTTGGGCAATGCGGTTGTGATCGTGCTATATTGGGCAAGAGAGAGGTGATACATGAGCAAAGATCTACCCGCAAAGCCTTTGACCTTTTGGCAACGCATTACAAAAGCATTCGCAAAACCTGTAGACAAGCCCGAAAGACCTGCACATGGTGCGGATTGGGCACGGGCACAAGGTGCGGCGAATCCGTACCCTGTCAAGCTATCCATGAGCGCATTTGCATCGCATGGTTACGTATATGCGGCCGTTTCAAGAGCATCGCAAGACCTTGCCGCCTTACCGATCAAGCTCATACGCGGAAAAGGCGAGAATAGCGAAATCATCGAAGAGCATCCCTTTTTGGATCTCATGGATCAACCCTCAACGTATAAAGATGGCTTCTCGTTTCGTGAGCAGTTGATTGTTGATCTTATGCTCTCAGGCGGGTGTTATGTGCTCCTTGCGGGTGCAACCGATGTGCCTACCTCGCTATTTCGCTTGCACCCTGAGCAAACCAAAATCATCACCGATCCGGTTGTGGGTATCAAGGGCTTTGAGTTCACCGATAGCGGCAAGGCTGTTGAGTATCCGATCGATCGTGTGGTGTATGCACAAAGTGCCTCATGGGGTGCGGGTGTGGATTCTTTGTATGGGCTTGGCGGTGTCCAACCTCTACAGCGTGAGATCAGTGCGGATATAAGCGCCCAAAAACTTGCGGCTGACTCCTCAAAGAAGGGGCGTCCCGATGTACTTATATCGCCCGCAGATGAGGCGGATATTTGGGACTATGAGCAAAGGCGTGCGATTCTTGACGCATATAAAGGCATGAGTAGTGAGGGAGGTGCCATGGTGCTTAGTGGTCAGGTAACTGTAGAACCCCTGCAAATTTCCCCAAGGGACCTCGAATTCCAAGCCGTGCGAGACTACACAAGACAAGCGATTAGCGCTGTTTTTGGTGTGCCTCCTTCGGTATTGGGCGACAATAGCGCCAACTTTGCGGTATCACGCCAACAAGCCCAAAACTATTGGGAGGTACAAACCAAAAGGGGCAAGCGGTTGTC